CCAGTCAGGATACTCCCATTTCAGTGTTTTATTTTTATTTTTTCTATTTTTAATTCTTTTTATTGTGCATTCTTTACACTCATAGGAATATGCTGATGCAAATGAACCCCTGTCTTTACGAGTCAAGTAAAAATCGTTCATTAAATTTTTAATTTTTCCACAAGAGCGACACTTCCTATCAAAGAATAAAAGATGTTCTAAATTTAATTGACTATCTAAATCCATTTACATATAATCCCACATATAGGAACGATCTCCATATTCATCGGTATACCATCTATCTCCTGTATTATCAACAAAAGACTCCATATTTTCTAATCCATCAGAAATAAAACCAAATGGGGACATATCCTGTTCAATTTGATTTTTTTGTTCTTCATATATTCTTTTTCGAACATCATTATCCGTCATTTCTTTAAAATATGGTTGTGCAATTAACCATGAAAAAATTACCAGACACATTGCAAGATCATCATTACAACCTTCCTCTGCTTCAAAAGAATTGTGTCTTTGGGCAAAAGTTGTTAACTCCGAAATAATATCATAATCAACAGTGAGTAATTTATCGTCTTCCAAAAGAGTTTTAAGATTTGAACATCCTAATTTTTTAACAGATGCCGTCATACGAACACCAAGTTGAGATTTCTTACCACTAAATCCAGATCCAACAATTTGTCCAGCTCTACCACGCATTGAGCACATTAAAACATTATCATATTCAAGATCAAAATGAAGAATATTTGCAACCTGATCACCAATATCATTAACTTCGACTAATAACCATGCATCATTATATCCCTTCGCAACTTCATGAATAATATTTGGAAATAACATTGGTTTTATTTCATTATTTCTATACTTTGCTACAACTTTATATGGAAAGTTAGTAATATCAAAAACAATAAATGCCGAATAGTCGTTACCAAGTCCACGAGCAACGTCAACGGTCATAAGATAATTATGTTCCTCTCTCGGATGATCATAGATATCTAAACCTGCATTCCTTTTGATTGGATCCTCATAAACTAAATTTCTAAGTTTAGATGGATTGATAAGAGTGTTAACAGACCCTAAAAATTCACATTCAAATTCAACTTTGAATTGTTGTTCGGATGTATTAGAGATCGTCTGCTCCTTCCAAACAGAGTCTCTACCAGGCACCTCAGACCAATGAACATCTGTGGGCACATATTCATTCTTACCCCGTTCAGAGTCATGCCACATACGGTAGAAATGATTCATACCGCGTGGTGTAGATACAATAATTACCTTCGTGCTTTGTCCAGAAGAAATAGTAGGATAAACAGAGGCAAAGAAGTCATCAGCAATGTGATTTGGGATGAAAGCGAACTCGTCGAGAAAGATGACATTATAGGATCCGCCTCGGACAGCAGATGACGAAGTAGAGTTAGATGAAATTTTGGAGCCATTTTCTAATTCTAAAGATCCTTTGTTCCAAGATATAATACCTTGTTGCATCCATTTAGGTAAATTTTCATATGCAAGTTGCAATCTTCCAAGAAGATCTCTTGCTGTGGATGCTTTGTTTGCTAGAATAGCTATATTAACATTATCATTAAAAACTGCATAATGTAACAAATATGATACAACAGTTGTAGATTTACCGGTTTGACGCGGCATCTTACAAATATTAAATCTATTTTTATGAAAATTATCAATCAGTTTTTCTTGAAATGGATATAATTCAAATGGAACTAAACCATGATCCAGAGAAACAATTTTGATATAATTTCTAGAAAAATATACAGGATCTTCCTTACACTTTAAAAACTCAATAATTTGATCTTCCGTAAATTCTATTGGAGTATTTGCTTTTTTGAGCAAAGGATTGCCCAAATAAACATCATTAGACATATTCATACTCCCTCTTTGAGTTCATAATGTAAAGTAATTTTTTTAGTTACAATTCCAGCGACGAAGAGCTTTGTTAATTCTTGAATCTGGATCTCTTGCAGTTTTTGCAGAAGTCAATTTAGATTTCATACCTTTCATTCTGCGGCAAAAGGACTTACGGCGTTCAGCCCTTTTGCCAGTAGGCTTTTTTTCGGTTACTGCTGTTTGAAGTTTTGATCCTGGATTTTCACGACGATAAGCATCTACCGTTGATTGACTTAATCCATCAACACCATCTTTACGATTTTTTGACTGCCAATCTTCCAGTAATTCTAATATTCCTAATTCAGATCTCCAATTAGAAAGTTGTTCTTTTTTAACACAACGATTATAAGTTTTTCCAAATAGTTTTTGAGTTCCTTTTTTCTCATATCCTGGCCAACACTTTTTTGCTGCCTCTGATACTTCCTCAGATTTAATGATGTTAATGAACTCAGTATATGTTCTACTATCTGCAATAAATTCTCCAAAAGAAGGAGCATAATTCATTCGGAAGGTAGTTCTTCCCCCACCATTACTACCCCTATCACCATTACTACCCCTATCACCATTACTACCCCTATCACCATGCTGAGCCCGATCTCGCTCAGGACTGTGTGTTGTAGAATGAACTGGAGGTGCTGCCCCCCTTGATGGATCATGCTTAACACGTTTACGAGAACCTTCTCCTGGTTTTGGTTTATGAGAATCTGTTGCTTTTTTATTATCTGGACCGCCAGAAGCAGAATACTCATACTTTCCTGAAACGGTTGTTCCAGTTTTGCCCTTCTCATCAGATGCAGAATGAGTGCTCCCTCTATCTGCAAGTGCCTTATCAACTGCACTTAATACAGATTTATCAGTTGCAGTTGCAGCAGTAGAACCATGCCGAACAAGAATCTCACCACTATGATGATCTGCTTTTGCAGCGCCTCCAGATCCAACTGCAGCAGCGGCAGCTAATGCACCAGCAGCAAGTCTTTTTCTCAATCCCTCTTCAATAAATTCTTCGTAAGAAGGATTGAGTGCTTCTGATTTATTGCCCCAGTTAGCAGCACCTACCTTGCGGCACTTTACCAGTGCTCCAGAGGCATATGCAGAGGGCCAGACGCTATATCTTGACTTGACCTTATGGTAGCAAGCGTCTTTTGTGCCGCTTCCTTTACCTTTTTTATCTGCTTCTTCGTTCATTTCTCCACTATCAACGTAATCTGCTGCACTATCTATATAATCAGCAGCTTTGGTAATTTTTGATTGAACCCATGCCTCTATATTTCCTTCACCTTTTGCCATTTTTTTCTTCAGTTTCTTAGCAGCACTGATTATTGTAGATAATTCTGAGCGAGCCATAGAATACTCGTGATCTTTTGATTCTAACACCACTGGGCACCTCTCTTTTCCGTGACATGGGCAATTAATACCCTTTTTAGTATTATTACAATTATTTTTTTCAATTAAATTATATTGTAAATCTTGTCCTACTTTATGAGTTAAAATTATATTATTTGTTAATTCAAAATAATCAGATAAGTTTATATCTTCTTTACGTATTTTCTTTTTAGGTGAATCAGTTGAAACATAAGTTGGTTTTGCAGCACCAGTTTTTGCCTGTTGTCCAGGATCTGCTGCCTTCTTTCTTCTTGCAGCAGATAACCTTTCTGCTTTCGTCATGCTTGCTCTTTTTGCAGAAGAGACACACTTGGGAGTTCCTTCTCCTGGTTCATCACTTGCACAAGTTCCACCTGTTACAACATTAACCCATCCACCTTTACCATCCTTTGATTTAGACTTACCAAACCAGTCACGTAGACCTTCCTCAGATATACTAGAACCATTTCCATTAGAACCATTGCCTTCAGAATCATCTTCTTTATCAAGCATACCATCACGACCTACCATATATCCAAAAGGAATTGGTTTGCATTTTTTATCTGTAAAACAATAATAGTTTCCTGGTTTACACTTATTTTTTTCCTCATTCATTTCTTCTGTTTTCTTTTTCATTGAGTTAATAAATTTTCTATACACTGCAGCCTCTGAAGTTTTTCCCGATACCTTTGCCCTTTGTTCCATCGCAATTGCTGCTTGAATTTTATGAGCGTGAGATCTTCCAGAATTTTTTATTTTAGAAACACTTTCTTTTGCGGTTGAAACATCCTTAAATCCCAATCCGTGAATTGTTCCTTTTGGATCTTCATCTGTATAGAGATCAGAATGTTTATCAGACTTATCTGGTTGTCCTGGTTTCTTTGGAATACGAGGATTATTCATTTCATTGAAAGGTGATTTTGATTTAGTTTCTTCACCCTTTGCTCTTTTTTTACGAGCAGCACAATGAGCTTTTTGAGAAAATCCGCTAGGATTATCACAGTTTA